AAGATCACTTCTTAAATCATCAGTGGATCGTATTGAATTACCAATACCAGTGCAATTTAAAAATTGATTAATTGATTTATCACTATATGTAATTGTATTAATACCATTAACACCATTTGTAACCACAGTTCCAGTAGTACCAAAACCAACTGTAGAATCAACAGTTAAAACAGTCGCAGTTGTAGGTGCATCTTCAATAACTCTTGTTTTTCCGGGAATTGTAAATGTTCCTTGTATTGCAGATCGTTCATCATAACCTACAAATAAATTTAACTTATAATATGTTGTAATACCTAAATTTCCAGATCTACTAAAAATTTCAACCTCAGATACAGATCCTGAAGTAGTTAAGTCTGTAGACTTTGTAATTGTTTGTCCTATTAACTTATTTGGATCACCTGATATTCTTTCTGCAACAACAACTTCTCTTCGAATATATTCAGCAGATGATGGTTTAATTAAACGATTTTCTAAATCAACAATTTTTGGAGTAATTCCATATAAAACATTAAATAAAATTCTGAATGACTCTTCAGTTCCTTTAGATTTGTATAAAGATTTAGATTCTTTTATAAAATTACTTATATCTACATTTGTGTTTAATTTTGTATCTTCTAATCCGGGAGTTAGATATGACTTAACCTTTTGATAAAACTCTTTTAAAAATAAAACACTTAAATTCTGAACATTGGAAGTTGCAGTATGAATTCCTGCAATACTTGTAGAGAATATAAGTTCACCTTTATTAACTGGATCTGTATAGGAAGTAATACCACTAAATCCTCTGACACATCCTGTAAATGAGTTTGTGGTTATTCCTGTATAGGTAATAATTTCATCATTAATTTTAAATAATCCATATTCATTCGGGAATCCTTTAGTTGATGAAACAGTGACTGTAGTATCTGATGTACTAATACCTGATGAAAGTGTTGTAACACCTACAATGACTTCAGGAGTTAAATTATCAAGTTTAATATATTGATCTAAATTATCAGTAATATCAACAACACCACCACGATGTTCTTGAGAAATATAGTATTGCTTAAGAAAATCGACTGCTAAAGGACTCTCCGATCTGATAAACTCAGGGAGTTGATTTTCTATTATCTGCTGAACTTGTATACGCTTGTCTATTCCAGTTCCAATCATGTTCTTGAAAGTTCTCCGTTAGAGTAACTTGATGTTACTTTATAACCAACACCGGATATTTGTTCTCCTGATGTGATTGTGTCCTTAACCATATTTATTTGACTACTAGGAACGTTAAAATCTAAGTATAAATCTTGCAATCCAATCACATCATTTGATTCAGGGAATGCCTGTACTTCAACAATATTGTTTGGTTTGTCCGTTGAGATAATATTTATTGTAGATAAATTTATTTCACCATGAACATAATCAACTACCCCAGCTGATTTGACAACAACTATTGTTTCACCACTTGCATTTTTTCTAACAATTGAAATAGTTCCTGTTAATTTATCTGCATTAGGTACATCAGTAAAGTATACAGTTTCAATTGTTCCTTGTATTTTAAATCCAGTGCTCTTAATATTTAATCCTTCTGGTTTAACATTAAATTGATTACCAAAACATAACTCATATTGAGCAAACTGATTTACAAGGGCATTTAAATTACGACGAATTCTAATTCTTGTAATGTTTGAAGTAATTGCTTTATCAATATTATCAACAACATTCAATACTTTACTATACTTAAATCTACCACCAAACTTATTCACATCACCTGATTTTGAATATGTTGTTAATGCTGACGTTATCTTTGATTTTAAATCGTTAACTGAACTAATTTTTGTTGTATCATAGTAAATGAAAGATTCAACTTCAACATAAAGAACCTGCAAGTCAACTATTTTTTGATTGATACCTGTTAATGAATAACTTTTTAGTTTTGTTAAAATTTGTGTTTTATCAAAATCGGATACAAATTCACCATTTTTTGGTTTGATTGTTATCAATACAGTTCCAAATTGTGGTGGATCAACTTCTTCACCACCAACAACTGATACACTTTCTGTATTTGGATATACTTGTTGCACTATTGATTCATAATCCCTTGCTGTAACCGCCCTGTATTGCGATGAATACAGTCTAGGTGCAAAATACTTAATCGAATCAACACTCTCAATGTCGCCTCCATTAGACGCTGCAGAGATTGTGTTAATTGTTGGAATAGTAGAAGGAGTAATTACCTGTCCATTATCTCCTAAGAAGTTTCCTGCAAAGTTAAAGTTACTTGGCCCGTTACCCTCAGAACCTGATGTGACAATGTATTGAACAGTTATAACTGCACCATTCTCTGGTTTTCTTCCAAATATACCATCACCAAATAGAAGTTCGTATCTTTCATCCTGAACTTCCTGAATTAAATATGTGTCTGATATTGAACTGATTCCAACTATATTATCAATCATTTTGTATTGCTTACCTAAGACCCCTGTAGACCCTACATAAGCGACGATTGATGAACTATCGATATTTGCGTTATCTAATACAAATCGCTGCTCCAGAGACCCATCAACGATGAATTGTGATGTTAAGAATGTTCCTTCTAAAACTTCAATTGGAGAGGTTGCAGATCCAAAGGATGCAGTTGCAATGCCACTATTAACTGTAGTAGTTGCCACTATACTCTCTGAGACTGAAAACACTACATCTGAGTCATTTGATCTACCTACACACACTAGGCCTGGTTGTAGAGTTATTGAGGAACTTGTAGAGTTGGCAGTAACATTAAATGATATTGATGCTCTTGCTGCCGATTTTGAACGGGGTACATAACCTATATTTCTTGCCAAAGATACAACATTCTCTCTTAAAGTTGCAGAGTCAAGAAAAGACTCATTTACAACAAGATTTGAGTTGAATGAAGAGATATATGTATTATATGCTAATGCGTCAATTATGACTGATAAGTTAGATCCTTCAAAGTCAAAGTCCGTAAAGTTTGAATTTGCTCTTAAATAGTCCTTTATCTGTATCTTAATCTGATCAAAGTCAAGATTAGTAAATTTAGTAACTGGCATTATCTTGTTGCTTTAAGTATGAATGAAAATTCCTGTGCTGGAAATGCTTGTCCAATAATATCAAAGATAACATTGACCTCAAATTCATTTGTATCAGGTCGAGGATCAACATTCACCTCTAAGTTATCAACTCTTGGTTCAAAGTTTTCAATTGTAGTTTGAATTTGTCTCTCTATAATTGATGCTGTACCAAAGTCAATGAAACCGGGTGCAACCTCAAATAGACTGTCTCTTACATCAGATCCAAGTGTTGAATTAAAAAATCTCTCATTTGGAATCGTTTGTACAAGATTTCTTACAGATCTTTTAATTGCATCTCCATTTTTAAGCACACCGATGTCATTCGTCACAGGATGTCTCTTAAAAGACAGACTAATATCCTTAAATGCTCTTGATATTCTCGTTATCGCCATTAAACGATCTATTTTTATCTATTTATACCTATCTATTTAGCTCATTCATATTATAGTCATCTGAATCGAAGTAATTTAGTATCCACCATGCTACTGAACGTGGATTTTTCGCTCCACAAGTGAAAATATCGATTGCTACACACTCTTTTTCAGGCCAAGTATGGCAAGAAAGGTGACTTTCACCTAAAGTTACAGTACAAGTCACTCCATAAGGGTCAAATTGATGCATGTATGTGTTTAGAACCTCTAAACCTTCAGTTTTACAGGCACTTTCACATACTTGTTCAATCTTTTTTGCATTATTTAACTTGTCAAAGGGTACATTATACACTTCAACAAGTAAATGATTGCCCATATGGGCATTTTTCACGGTTTTCATCCTAACTGTGGTTCAAATGGTTTACGATCTGTTGTTTCTTTACGTTCTTTTGATGTTTTCCAGAAATAATTGTCTTCTGAACCCAATCCATCACGGTCATGACCATTTTCAACCTGATAATACACGGTTGAAACCTTAAAATCGGGAACTTTTGGTGTTTCTGGAGTAATACTGTTGTCAAATATCCTCATTCTGTTGTTTGGATAGAGACAAAACTGCCCATTATCAAGTTCTAAGAGGTTATGAGACTTATGTTCGGCAGGTTGTTCACTTGTTGAGTAGTCAATTGAGTCTACATCCTGATGATAGTTGTCTAAAGTGCAAATATAGGTGCCAGTTTGGTTTCCATAGTCTCTTGTCATCACTTCATAGTGCATTGAACCGATAAATTGCTTCTGAACTGCTACTACACCATAGTCCATACAGTTCCAAAACTGTAAATTATGCAATGTCATGTCTGGTGTAGGTGTCTCTGGGTCACTTGTGAACGCAGAAATCGGTAATTTATCGAACATTGCTGCATAATCGGGCAAATATGTCTCAAAATAGAATGCTCGACCCGGAATTGACTTCGCGGATACCCAAACTCCCTTCACAAATTCGCCATGACCACTCTTATGGTCGGTTAAGTACTCTTTTCTTACCCATACTTCGTAAGAAGGTAAATTCGCAATTAGACAGGCCATTACTTTCCTTGCCCTCTTGGTCTTTTACGAGCCGAGTTACGCGAGGTAGCCGCATATTTCGAGTGTTTTCCGTTACCTTGTCGAGTTTTTTTGGGATGAGTTTGAATACTTTCACCCATGCTGTATGTTTTTGCCATTAATCAGGTTCCTCTTCTTTCATTTCAGTTGTAAATTCACTGGGGTCATTCTTCCCTGTGAGGTAAAATTCGACTGCGAAGTCTTGCATTCGGTCGAAGTATTCGCTTTGAGATAAGTCTGAGAAGACTGCCTCACCATCTTTCAGTATTGTATAGAGAGTTCTACGTATGGGGGTCATAATACCTAATCATGAGAATAATTATTACGAGTATTAATAAAGCAGAGATAAGTGTGATCATTTAAATCACCCTTGTCTTCTCATGTCCGACACGAATTCTTGGATCACACCATATCTCATAACCTGCTTCCTTGGCATCGAGACAGAACGAGACATCTTCACCACACATATCCTGTACATTACCAGACTCAAAGACCTGCATCTTTGGAGCAAACCAAGGATAAGACATCTTCTTGTCCTCAAACACACCTTTCTGTATGAGTAACCAACCAAATCCTGCATAGTCAACAGTAAATGGTTTCTTTCTCTTCTGTATGGTATCGAGAGTCTCGTGATTCATCACACCACCGTTGGATGCAAAGTCATCTTCCTCTAACCAGTGAGCAACCGATGTAGTGCGACCATCTTCAGTACAATACCAACCAGATACAATTGGACGAACCTTTGACTCATCAACTGCAACCTGTGTACCAACAACCTTAGTAATTACCTTTCCGTCCTTATCTTTTAACTCAACACCTTTCTCATCCTTGACTGTCTCAGATACTTCCTGTTTTGTAATTGCTTCTGCAGGAATTGAGTTTAGAATTAACTGGTAGAACTTTGCGGTATCAAAAACAATGTCAGAATCAATCCATAATTGCCAATCGTACTCTAACTTACCATCCCAAGGTAACTGATCAGGCCCTCGAAGAACGTTTGCACCTAAACATTTACAACGGGCGAAATTTACCATTGAAGAATAATCCTGAGATATCTGTATACCTCCACCTGCTTGTACAATATCAAAACACAATTGTACGAAGTTCTTCAAATAAGTATATGATACTCCTCGACCCGGAAGACAGAAAACAATCTTCTTTCCTTTGATTAATGCTTTCGCTAATTCATAATCCCATTCAGGTTCTTTCTGCACAGGTGCCTTTGATTTGACCTTAAAGCCTTTTGCCATAATTAATTCATTACATAATTATATTTTACATCAATATCTATACGTTGTCAATAAGAACTTTCTTCAAGTGTTGCAACGTAATCTTTCGTGTTTTCCGTAACACATGAGTACGTTATTTCTTCTTTCCAATAAGAAGTATAAAGTTTATTCCATATAATATCAAATTCGTGCTGATCTAAATTTTTAAAGAGACATTTATCGTTTAAGTAGATGTGATAGGTGTTACACATGAGTCTTTAAGTACTTGTAGTGAATAATTGGTTTAACTGTGTTAATTATACTATACAATACTGTATTCTGTCGAGCAGTTACTGGAATAAACTCAGTGGTGTGATCAAAATCTTCATCACGAACTGCTTGATTAATAACAATCGATCCATTTATACCTGATATCGAACGATGATAGGTTTCAGTAGGAATGACAAGTGCTCCGCTATCTCGATTTAAATGTATCACATGATAGGGGTCTGACCATTTTGGATTGATTAACTCGAATGTACGCTCACCTGATAAAACTCTGTTATGGTCAACCTGATGGTAATGGATATAAAACTGTTTAATTCCATCATACTCATCAGGTGGACTTACTGCAGGGCCTGCATGTTCAACTAGATCAGTCGCATTATTGTTTTTTACTGAGATATCATAAAAAATCACATCAGGGGTTTCACGAAACACTTGATGTTTTACAAATTCAACTTCATTCATCACTTTCAGTAATAATTACTTCATTATCATCAATCTTCCAACTTAGACTTGTATCTTCATACCAATCCATTTCATTGATGATCCACTCTGGTATTATAGCACGATACTCTCCAGTAACTGTATCAACCTCTATGGAAGAAAAATAGCCCCCGGAATTTTTTTGCATTCGATGTAATCCTGTAGTCGTTTTTATATAGCGAAAAAAAATTTTAGAGTTCGTGCAAGATATGTCTCGCTTTCGTAACACTTTGTAGACTAGGGGTGTCTCGCGTTTTTAAAACGGGGGGCATCAACAAACAACAACTGCTGATCCCACGAACGAACGAATGGCTACCCCCGTGCCATTCGCGAATAGTTAAAATTTATATGACTGAACACCTCACGGTTTACAAGTTTGTAAGTTCCAAACCCGTTATCAAATACATATCCCTCATGCTCTGCTTCGTCACCTTGAAAGTATACTTCTAAACTGTGATCATGTCTGCACTGATATAAGCACTCTTCTTTCATGAACTTAACCAACAACCAAAGACGGATCAGGTTGATATCACATACCTCTGTAAACAGTTCGGGTTCGATCTCCAATCCCTCACGAATACATTTATTAAACATCTTCTTCAGTTTCGCTGCTGTCTTCTTATTCACGAACTCAACGGATGCTGCGATCTGACGGGCAAACTCAACGCGATTACCCAACTCAAACCGATTATCTTTCATGTCTAACTGGTTATAATACCCAGTGTACATACGACAACGCGGTTGAACGAACCGACACGCTTCAGTAGATTGCAACTCATCCTGATTGATTGGCAACCCGTAGACATCCTGCAAACCATTATCCCCGCATAACTCATAACGAGTATGGGGAGCAATTATAAGATCTTCGCCTGTATGCTCTGGGAATACGTATGTTAATGTATTGGGTGTATATTCACGCTCGCCACCGAAACCGATCCAGTCACCTTGATAAATGTACTGGGTATCTGGTAGGAACTCCAAACAGAATTGTAGTATGTGAACTAATACAGGAATTTTGTGGTAATAGTGTTCCACGTCTTCGCCAGTATAACAGATCTTCGGATCTTTCTTATTAAATACGGACTTAGTGCCTACGAACTGTTTACCCGTGGTTGGACATAGACCCCATACGATTGCGGGTGCGCCATCAATTTTTACGGATAGACGGCCTGGTGATTGAAACCAACCGAGGATATCTAAATCCCCAGTTAGTATTGTATCCTCTGGATGCTCTAAATGTTTTGCCATTATGCGTACCTCCCTGCTGGATGTGGGTTAGATGGTGTGCAACCGAATGAAGCAAAGAACGCATCCATCATAGGAAGGTTTAACTCTGGATCATCAAAGTCAACCTTTGCGATTGATTGGACTCCCCACTCTGCAACCTCATCTATAAAGGTATCGAAGTCTTCGCATAAGTAGGCAACGTTTTCAAAGTTTTCTACTTCTTTGATTCTGTTAATAAGTCTTTCTGTTTTTGTCATAATCTCTGGGGGTTGTTATACTACTATTATAAAGGATGAAAGGGGCATTTGTAAGTACCCCTTGTGCCAGTTTGTTAACTGTCTAAATGTGCTTCCACTAACTGTGAGATGTCGTTTAATACATCTAAGTAAAGATAATTTGCGGACTTTAATAGTTCCACTCCATCACACATTGGATAATTTCCGCTGTCTTCTGCTTCTGCAATGACTTCTGCCATGCATGCTTTCATTAATCCTTCGTTAGTCAATTCGTACTTCGTAGGATCAACATAAGTAAAAAATCTCATAATCAATGGGGGTTGTTTATACTACTATTATAGGAACAGATGCCCACGACTGCGAGCACCTGTAACAAAACTTAATTAGGTAAGTAACCTGCAATTTCCATACCAGGCTCATCATAGAACCAACTGATTCCAACATCTGGATAGTCTTCACGAATTTTGTCAAAGATTCCAGATGCAGGGGCCCATGCGGTTTGAAACTGAAACTCTGCGTAACTTTCATCAACTTCCGCACCAACCAAATTAACATCCCACTTAGTTCCCCAGTTGTTACTGCACCAGTGATACCAGCGATCGTCGTTTTTGCCATCTGGGAAATCATAGGTAATTGTAATAATTTCGCCTTTGTCGTTTTTCATTTCCCTTTTTACTGGAAGTTCTCCTTTATCGTTTGGAATTGCTTTCCAATCAGGTTGCGGAAAGATTTCGTTAAAAGGTCTCTCAACTTGAAATTTTGCCACAAGTTCTTGAAACTGGGAATCATCTTCAGTGTTGGATGAGATTGTAACTCTGTTGTCGCACCAATTTGGCATAATTCTTCGGGGGTTGTTATACTTAATTATAATAGAAAATCCCCCAAAATAGGGGGATCAATGTGACAGTAATTAAACTGTCATACCTGATATAAAAGGAACCACTTGACCTGTTAGTCTGTCAGATACGAACCAATCCCAGTTCTTTTGAAATACACCCATGCTCGGAACGAACTCATCTAAAAGTGCGTTAAGTCTGGATTTTGTGGTTACTGACTGCCACCCACCGTCTTTGATTGTGAGTTGGTTGGTTGCTGTATCTAAAGATGCAATGTGGTTTCCATGTAGGAATACATCAACATCAGTTGTAACACCGTTAGTTTTGAAGCATCTCACGGAAGTGTTTGCTTTGGAAAAGTTGCGTCTGTAGCGGATCGCTGTGTTCATTTCCATTTCAATTTTGCGCATAACTTAAGGGGGTGATGTTTGCTATACCTCTATTATAACCGATAGAGAACGGGTTGCGAGTGTTGTTAACAAATCGACACAATTAAAAATCATTTAGAATTGATTGCGCTCTGTAACGTTTGACATGCTTTTTATAATATGATGTCTTTCTAGGATCAGGCCCTAAAAAGTACTCTAATAGATCAACTTTGGAATCCAATAGAGCTTCATAAATTTCTTTTGACTGCTTTTGATCGTATTCGGTCATTTTAAAAAGGGGGTTAAAAAAGATTTGTAGAGATACTTCACCAGAGCAATTAACTACTGGGGCGGATCTCCGCTTTCAAGAGTGGGACTAAGACCGGTCTGCCCTGATAAGGT